GGCTGGGGCGTGCTCAAGTGGGTGTCAGATCACCTGGTACAGCCTAACGGGCCGTTAGCTGGCCAGCCGTTTCGACTCACCGAGGGACAGGTTCGGTTCATTCTCTGGTTTTACGCCATAGATAATGACGGTCGATGGATCTATAACCGTGGTATCAGGCGTCTAGCCAAAGGCTCAGGAAAAAGCCCATTCGCAGCAGTTCTCGCTTTGGCGGAACTACTGGGGCCTGTACGTCTAGACGACTTTGATAAGAGATTGCCTGGCGGAGTTCTAGGTAAACCTGTCACTATGCCGCTGGTACAAATCGCCGCCACTAGTGAAAAACAGACAGCAAACACTATGCGCATGGTGCGTGCGTTTGCGGGTAAAAAGACACTACTGCGTCGTAAATATGGCCTACAGGTCGGCAAAACATTTGTTGATACACCATATCTAGGCAAACTAGAGCAAATCACATCTAGTGAAACTAGCGCTGAAGGCTCAGAAACGTCGTTTACGGTAGGTGACGAAACCGAGCACTGGACACCTGCCATGGGCGGCACCGGCCTAATGGAAACATTAATCCAAAATGCGAGTAAATCTGGGGCTCGAATCCTAGAAACGTGCAATGCCTGGCAGCCAGGCGCAATGAGCACAGCAGAAAAAGCCTTTGAAACATGGTGTGAACAACAAGAAGGAAACAGCCGAGCAAAACAACATATCCTGTATGACGCTGTAATAGCCCCATGGAATACGGCCCTGACAGATGACCCGGAAGAAGGGCAAATCAGCCTGACCGACGGCCTGAAATGGGTGTACCAAGACTGTCCGTGGGTAGATATAGAGCCGATCAAAAACACCATTTGGGCAACTGATTACCCGACCTCGAAGGCTAGGCGGTTCTACCTCAATCAGCCTAACGCAGCTGAAAACGCCTGGTGCTCCATCAATCAGTGGGGTGCGCTCGCGGATGTAGATCGAAAGCTTGTTGACGGCGAAGACATAGTGCTGTTTTTCGACGGCTCGAAGTCGAATGACCACACTGCGCTTGTAGGTTGTGCCATGCGGGATGGACACATTTTTACCATCGGTATATGGGAGCCAGAAAAGCTAACTGGGGTTGTAAACGTAGCGGCAGTAGATAGCGCAGTAGCAGAAATATTTGAGCGGTTCCATGTAATCGCATTCTGGGCTGACGTGCGCGAATGGGAATCATTCGTGAAATCCTCATGGCCTGACCGCTATGGTGACCAGCTCGAATTTTGGGCAGTCCCACGCGGGAAAGAACCAGCACCAATCGCCTGGGATATGCGTTCACACGTGTACCAGTTCGCAGAGGCTACCGAGATGTGTAGAGCCGAAATTGAGTCCAAAGCATTTACACACGATGGGAACTGGATCACGGCAAAACATGTTGCTAATGCCCGCGTAAATGAAGTACGAGGAAGATTCTCAATTAAAAAGGAATCTCCTAAAAGCGCCAAAAAAATCGATGCAGCTGTATGCGTAGTTGGTGCAAGAATGGTTTATAGGACGGTAAAGGCAAGTGATGAATGGGGTTATGACCCCGCTAGCGAATGGGGGTGAAAAATGGGGTTTAACGAGCTAGTACAGCAGGCTAAAACCAGCTCTGCACGTGTAAAAAAACTGGAAGATATTTATGAGGGGAAAGTACGCCTAGAGTCGCTGGGCGTGTCACTGCCGCCGCAGGTACGCCTACTAGAAATGGTTTCTCCCTTTCCTAAACTAGCGGTAGATGTACTCACGGAAGTTCTCTGCCCAGAGGGATACATACTGGCTACAGCGCAGGGTGACGAAATCGCAGCTCTACTACGACGCTGGTGGCAGGCCAATAATCTTGACTCACAGGTGCGGCAGGCATGCAGCGAAGCGCTAGTGCAAGGAATTAGCTACTGGATCGTAGGACCAGGCACAGGCGATATTCCCCGCGTGACTGCGCACACTAGGCTAGGTGTAGCAATCGGGCGTGACCACATGGGACGCGTGTCTGAGGGTATCCGGCTGTATAAGTATCAAGACGCACAATACGCGACCTACTATGAGCCTGGCGTGACTAGCTACTGGGTGCTACAACCGGCAGGGCGGTGGGTCCAGGTAGACGCCATCGAGACAGGTGTTGACCGCCCATTGATTGTCCCAATGGTGAATGCCATGCGTCTAAATGATCTAGATGGGCGCAGCGAAATAGATGAACTTGTAACCATTTCTGATGCTGCGAGCCGATCACTGACAAACTTACAAATTGCACAAGAAATGCTGTCTATGCCTCTGCGGTACATCCTAGGTAAAGGAGCTAAAGAAGCGCTAGACGGGGCAAATAAAATCGAAGCGTATTTCGATAGTTTCCTGACTGGCCCCCAAGGCGCAACTGTAGGCCAGCTGACAGGTGCCGATCTTAACCCAATCATCAGCACCTACAAACTGTATGCACAACAAATTAGCGCTATCACCGGTATCCCGCCCTCCATGCTAGGTATCAGCACTGACAATCCTGCTAGCGCTGAGGCCATGCGAGTAGCCAAAGAGCGACTCATCACCAGAGCCGAAACTAAACAAGAGCTTTTCGGGGACGCCCTCGAAGAAGTAGCACGTCTACAACTGGCCGTGATGGGTAAGAAATATGAGGGGCTAGAAACACTGGAAATGCAGTGGCGTGACCCAGCCACGCCATCCCAATCGGCAGTGATCGCCTCAGCCCTACAAGCGCAGGCACAGGGTGTAATCAGTGCCGAAACTGCTAGGGAATTTATGCGGTTGACCCCTGAGCAAAAGGCCAGAGAAAAAGCCGAAAACGATCTAGTCACGTACTAGAGAAAGAGAGCCTGCGGTGTCCACTGAGCAGGATAATCTAGCTGAGTACCGTAGTCTCCTAGACCAAGTCATGCGGTGGCTGCTGCGAGCCTTACGTGATGCCGCTACTACACTACCTGCCACGCCTGCACCTGATGCAACTACAGCAGAGATACAAACGTGGCAGGCATTAGAAGCCGCCTACCAGGCCCAGGTACTGCGAGCTCTACGCAGAGCCCGCAGACAAGCCTGGGCAGCCGCAGCTATCTACCTAGAGGCAGAGGCAATCAGACAGGGTAATGTACACGCAGTAATCCCACCAGAGCCACCACTATCTGACCAACGTCTGCAGGCTCTACTGCGCGAGGCAGGCCCACTGACCGCAGAAAAAAACCGCAGGCAACTAGAAAAGCTGATCATCAGAGCCGCTGAAGGCGGAGCACGCGAAACTATCCGCAACTCTGTAGCCACAGCCGACGAAACCAAAATGAGCCTAAGCGAGTCGCTTGCAGAGCAAGAACAGTCAGCTCAGCGCCTACGCCAAGCCCGTGAAGAGCTGGAAGATCTAAAACACAGCCACCAGACAGAGCATAAAAACCCTCGCTACTACGGCAAACCATTCGCATACGCAAGAGTAGTAGTCTCACACCCGCCTTGCGGATTTTGCCTGATGCTGGCCGCACGCGGGCCAATCTATAAATCTGCCAAGCTCGCAGGAAAAACCCGCGACAGCCTGAACCCCAACAGCTACCACACAAACTGCCGATGCGTAGTAGTGCCCGTATACACATACAACAAATGGCCAGGTAAACAAGCCAGCGAAGAAGCCGACGCACTATACAAAAAACTAGTAACAGACGAAGGCCTCACAGGCGCACAAGCAAGAACCGCTATTGACAACCACCTACGCGGCACACGCAGCAAAGAAAAATCGCGGCTCCGACAAGAAAACTAGCCACAACCACCCAGACCAAAAGAAAGGAAAACACCCATGGCAACCGATGAAAACAAACTTCTCGACGACCTAAAGGCACAAGTAGAAGCCCTCACCAACCAGGTAAACACTCTCACTGCAGATCGCGAAAAACTAAATGCCGACCTGGCAACCGCCACACAGGCACGCAAAAAAGACCGACTACTCACGCAGGCCGGCCTAGACCCCGACCGCTACGCTCGCTTTCTGGCCGGCACCACTGAAGACGAATGGCAGGAAGCGCTCGCGGCGCTGCAGGATCTGCGCGCAGAAACGCTAAAGCCTACAGCACAGGATGACAAAGAAACTGAAGTGGAAGTGACTCACCAGACTACTCAGGTCCTAGTGCGTGATCCGGCTCAGTCGTCTCAAGCTGTAGCACCGGATGACTATTACACGCGCATGGCGCGAGCACTTTTTGGTGAGTAACCTCTGCTGACTCTAGACAACTACTAAACGAAGGAGAATGAAAATGGCTGCTGCTGTAGGTGGCTTTACTGTTAATGAAGCGATCACTGCGGGGAAACTCCCTGCAGAGATGGTGGACTCTATCTGGTCGAAGGTAGAGTATGAATCCGCAATTCTGCGTGTAGCAGGTACTACCCCTGTAGCGATTACCGGCAATGTAATCCCCACGGTCACTGGTGATATCGTCGCGGGAATTGTAGGTGAAGGGGAAGCCAAGCCTATCGTGAAGGCAGGGCTGGAGCTTAAGACGTATAAGCCGGTCAAGGCTGCGGCAATCATGTACTGGTCTAAGGAAGCCCGCCAGGCTAACCCGGCCAACTACTTGAAAGAGTTTGAGTCTAAGATGACTCAGGCTATTGCTAAGGCAGTCGATATGGCTGTTATTCACGGCAAGGACGCGCTAAAGAATGCGCAGATTACTGGCGCAGAGTATCTAGCCCAGTCCACCACCACCATGGAGTTAGGCACCAATAATGCCAAGTCTGGTGGTATTGGGGCTGACATCATTGATGGCTACTCCAAGGTGGTTGAGCTTGCTGACCAGAACTACGACTTTACTGGTTTCTTAGCTGATCAGCGCATGAAACCTAAGCTGATGGGGGCCGTAGATCTACAGGGGCGTCCACTGTTCCAGACCTCGCTAGATCTGTCTGCAAAGATGGATAACCTGGCTGGTTTACCGACCACGTATACGCGCGCGGTATCTGGGAAGATCGGTGCCGTAGCCGACACGAAGACCCGCCTGATTGGTGGCGATTTCGCCAACATCAAGGTTGGGTTTGTCAACGATATCACTATCAAGCAAACTGACACGGCCACTCTAGTGGATGGTGACAAAACTGTACCGCTGTGGCAGCAGAACATGGAAGCATACTTGATCGAGGCCCAGTTTGCCTGGGTGATCCGAGATGTGAATGCCTTCTGTGTTTACACGGATAAGGTCCCGGACGTAAAGCCCCAGTAATCAAAGGAGCATGATGACTGTCGCCTCAGCATACGATGTTGAAACCTCTCTGCGTCGGGCACTGACTGATGTAGAGACTCAGGTACTGCCAGAGATCCTAGCTCGGGCTGAGGCGCGACTGCTGCTGCGTGATCGGAGCATTGTTAGTCGTGCCCGTGCCGATGCGGTGCTGCGTATTGCGGTAGCTGAGGTGGAGGCTGAGGCGGCAGCAAGAGTTCTACGCTCTCCGGCGGATGCGATCTACAAGAGCGAGGTCGAGGGGGAGTATCAGTATCATCTAAACCTCGCTGTGGCATCTCCGCTGCTAGATATAACTGATGCCGAGTATGCGCGTCTGGCAGGTACAGAATGGGGGAGCTCACGTCCCTCTACTGACGGGTATCTGACTGATCGTGTACATGTTTTGCCACCAGATTTGAGGCTTCAATTCGCGTGGCCAGGCATGGCCTATCCGTCCAGCACAGTAGGTAGGTAACGGTGAGTTTGTTACGCTCTGGCCCGCACAGTGTTTTGGTGATACCTAACCGGGTGGTGGTGGATGAGCTCGGCAGTGAGCTTTCTGGTGATGAGCCGCCATCACAGGTGGATGGCGTAATGATTCAGCCGGTATCGTCTGCAGATTCAGATCTGGCATTAGGCACTGTAGGCGCTGACGTGTATAGGGTCATCGGGGCAGGTACCTGGCCTGGTGGCCCGTACTC